AATATGAGGATCAAGATTAAACAAGGCGAATTACACCGGTTAGTGGCAGAGGATTTGAACAGCAGAGGCATCAAACCTGTGAGTGCAGAAAAATGGCAGGCACACAATATTCAGATGGCCATTTCAAGAAAATTAAATTACCCATTAATGTGGGAGGCAATTAATAGAATATCAAAACAAATGTATGATGAATCAGAAAGCAAGTAATCCATTAGCCGAAATTCAGGCAAAATTGAAAGCACCAAAAGGGCAATTCAATTCATTTGGTAAATACCATTACAGATCAGCGGAAGACATTTTGGAGGCCGTGAAAAAAGTTGTGAATCCAATGGGGTTTTCAATCGTATTGACAGACCAAGTCAAGGAAATAGGCGGGCGCATTTATGTGGAGGCAATCGCATCATTATTCAATGGTGAATTGGAATACAGCGCAACAGGATTGGCACGTGAAGAAGAAACCAAAAAGGGAATGGATGGATCGCAGATTACAGGGGCAGCATCAAGTTACGCACGTAAATATGCGTTAAATGGATTATTTGCCATCGATGATACAAAGGATTCAGATGCTACAAATGATCACGGCAAATCGCAGGAATCTAAGTCACAGGCAAAAGGATCAATACCTGCACCAACGCAATTTGACATTGAGTTCAAAGAATTGATTGCAGATGTGAAAAAAGTGATTGCAATTGGTGAATTAAAGGGCATATGGGAAAAATTAACCGATGAGGCCAAAGCCAACAAAGAAATTCAGCAATTATTCAACCACAGAAAAGCAGAATTATCCACCAAATAAATAAACTACCTATGAAAAACGAATTGATGGCCGTTGATGGCCAAATCCTTGAATTAAGCAAAAAAGAAATCACGCAAATGGCCGAAAACTTTATGGCCAACGCAGATTCAATCAACACGGTCAAATTAGCGGCACAATTGGCGAAATTTCAATTGTTAGCATCTGAAATGGATAAACATATCAAAGACCATTTATTTGTTGATCTGCGCCAAAATAGGGATGGCAAATTATCTGCATACGGTGTGGACTTTTCAGAAATGGAAGGTGGTGTAAAATATGACTATTCAGAAACCGAATCGTGGTGCAAATTGCAATTTGAAATTGATCGCCTAAAAGACAAGCAAAAAGAGGTAGAGGCATTCTGCAAGGCATTGAAAGGCAAAGTTTCCATATTGGATGAGGAAACAGGTGAATTGGCTGATTTTTACCCACCATCGAAATCATCTACCACCACAATCAAAAAAGTAATCAAATAACAATCTAAATAAAAAAACAAATGGCACGTTTAGTAAGCATTAAAATTGACCTTTCGAAAATCGACAAATCACGCATCTTTGAAAGTCAGAAAACAGGGGCAAAGTATTTGGACATCACAGGGGTTTTGACCGATACACCTGATCAATACGAAAACAATGGTTTCGTAAAACAGAACACCACAAAGGAGGAACGTGAAGCAGGTGTCAAATTGCCAATCGTTGGGAATTTCAAATTATTGAAAATCTTGGATGCACCTGCACAATTAGCACCGGTTCAACCGATCCAACGTGAAATAAATCCAATTGTTCAATCAGATGATTTACCATTTTAGCAATGCGCAAGATTGTAGATAGTTACACAACACGGCACGGAGAATTGAAGGCAATTTATTCCGTTGCAACGGCAAATATTAAGCACAGGGACATCGAAATTGGTGCTGTGTATGAATTAGAATACCGTTTGGGAAATCAGGTCATATTTTTAAAATCCCAATTGGATCACGTAACGGAAGGGAATCGTACATTATTTTTCAAGCATCCTGATCCCGAACGCAGATTGATTGGAATACCTATTATGTCAATCATTAGATACGTGAAAAAATGAGCATAGAAACAAAAATTGATTTGGTATTTTATTGGGCAATTGCACAGATGTTTTTTACGATATTAGGTGCATTAATCAATATGTATAATGAGAACAAAGACAAATAAAAAAAACGAATTGGGATACACGTTCAATCAGGTTTGGACGCACATCGCTAAGGAATTACAATGTAATTACACAAAATTGGGATTAATTCAACCTAAACAACATAATTATGGTAACGTTTCAGCAATATCATCAGGCCAATCCTCATCTTTATGAGTTGTACAAGGCAATCGCCATCAGTTTAGCAAAACAAGGCAGGAGGTACATTGGATCAAAATTTATATTTGAGGAAATGCGTTTTAATCATACGTTTCAATCAAACAATGATCCATTTAAAGTCAATAACAATTTTGCGCCACACTACGCAAGAAAATTTGTTTTGGAACATCCGCAATACGGTCATTTATTTAAATTTAAGCCGTTGAAAGGTGTGATGTTAATGTAAAACTATTACATTTGTAATGTAATCAGCGAAAGGGGTGAGAGTCTTTCGGTGATTAATTGGGTTTAAAAACCACAAAGCCGGTCTGTTCTCTCACGCAGCCGGCTTTTTCTATTTTATGGGAAAGTTAATAATCAAAAACAAATATGCGACAATTCCGAATGAATTGGTAAACAGCACACAAATTTCACTAAAAGCAAAGGGACTATTTGCCTACATTCAATCAAAGCCTGATGGATGGGATTTTAGTGCAGAACGCATTGCTAATCAGGTAAAGGAAGGATTGCCGGCAGTCATGTCAGCATTGAAAGAATTAGAGGCAAACGGATACCTAATTCGGCATCGTTATATGAATGAATTAGGCCACAGATTGGTAGAATATATTCTACATGATACCCCTACATTGCAAAACCCTAATGAGGAAAACCTCTATGTACCTTTTCCTAATGAGGAAATCCCTTATACAGTAAAACCATCAAATAATATAAAGAAAGATTCCACTAATAAAGAATCTATTAAAACTATTATAGAAAATAAGCTAAACGATTTCCGGAATTTTATTGATCCTTATGCCTATTTGTTAGGTGATCAATATGAATCATTTTTTGATTATTGGACAGAATCAAATCAGAAAAATGGGAAATTAAGATGGGAGGATCAGAAATTTTTTAATATTGAAAGGCGAATTGCGACATGGATGTCTAATAACAAAAAATTTAACCCAAATGGATCATCAGACACAAAACTTGGCACAAGTGCCGCAAGAATGGAGGCCCTTAGAAATTGGTAAAGGAACAGCCAATTTGATCATTAAGGCGCAAAGCACAGGAAACATCCGTACACGGCCCGAAAATGATTTGAAACAGGTATTGCGTATGGCAATGCTGATGGTTGGACTACGTGGTGCAAATATGCCAACAGATGAGGAAAAATATGTGTTGTTGAGTTTTATTCGTTCCAATTACGGAAACCAAACACCGGAGGAAATTTCCATCGCATTTGAAATGGCAGTTGCAGGAAAATTGAACACAGATTGCAAATGTTATGAGAATTTTTCGTGTGAATATTTTGGCCGGATAATGAACGCATATATCGAATATGCAAGGCAGGAAACAAAGAATGTCAAACGGCCTGAAATTGAAGAAATCAAACCTATTCCAACGGATGCAGAATTGAAAGCAGATGCAGTTTATAATGTCAATGCATACATTGCTAAAATCAAAGCAAATGAAAAAAGCGGAGGAAAATTTGATTGGCCAAAAGGATTGGCACATTTGTATGACTATTTAGTCAAATTTGGAATTTGGAAATGCCCTGATCAGGAACGAGATGAAATTAAAGCAAGATTGAGGGCAAAATTTACTGATGAAAAACTGTTCAATGCAGAATGCAAAGGTGAGGCATACAAATTGTTTTGCCATCAATTAGCCGAAATGGATATGACATTGGATGAAAACGGACAAATAAATTAAAACAATGAAAGCAATCGAAACAGAATTTGGCACATTAGTGCTAAAAGGATTAGAAAAAAAAGGAATGAGCCGACACGAATTGGCCGATGAATTAAACACAACACATTCATCTGTTACCAATTGGATCGCAGGCAAAATGTGTCCCAATTTGATCACAGCATTAAGAGTGTGCAAAATGCTCGATATTGATGCAAATCAAATATTGCCATAAATGGGCATAAATTCCGACTTTAAATAAACACAGAATGTTTACCCAATAACCGACATATGAAAAAGAATTTGATTTTAAGCGCAGTTTTTATCACGATTGGATCAATTGTATGCATTGCAATTAATCAGGTTAGAAAACGAAAGGATGGTGGCAAAAAACAAGTGATTGCCAAACGTTCAGAATACAGTCAGGCATTTATGATGGATACATTCAAACCGATTGATGATTTTGAAATGATTTATTTCGATGATCAACGTGGATTGGTAGAAATTAAAACGAAACGATAATGAATGAGATATTAATAGTAATGGCAATTTTTTTATCAGGTTTTTCACTTGGAATGAATCTTTATAGTTTTTTAAATAATAGATATGGGAAATAAACAAACGGCAGTAGAATGGCTTGAATCAGAATTAAAGAAACAAGGATTTTTGTATGATTTAGATATTGAAGCAGCCAAAGCAATGGAGAAAGATCAAATAATCGATGCACATTTTGAAGGTTGGGGCGATGCATATGATTATTTAAAAGATGAAACAACAGAGGCAAGGCAAGCAGAAGATTATTATAACGAAACCTATTCAAAATGAGAAACGAACAAGAACACAGATTGCAAACGGTATTGGCCAAATATCTTGATCTAAACAATTACACGTTTTTTGCCATTCCAAACGGTGGATGGAGAAATAAAGCAGTTGCGGCAAAATTAAAGGCGGAAGGTGTGAAAGCCGGTGTGGCTGATCTGTTGATCCTTTTGCCAAACCAAACGTTTCACGGACTATTTGTTGAGGTTAAAATCAAGGGAGGTTATCAGCAACCAAATCAAAAAGCATTCGAAGAAAAGGCAAGGGATTGCGGATATGAATACATTATTGTGCGTTCATTGGATGAGTTGATTGAGAAATTGAAATATTACGAATCGCAGAAATTCATCGAACAGGACAAAATTATGAAAGCATACCGGGATGGATATACGGATGGTAAATTAGAAACACAAATGACATTCAGATGACAAACAGAGAAAAGGCCATCCAATGGGCCAACGAAAAAATTGCTGATCCAAATTTTACTGATCAGCCAATAAGGGTAAATGCGTGGGAGTTAATCCACAATCCAAAACTATTTTTGGAAACGTGTGTGGCCCGGCTGATGCACGGATCAGAAATTGAAAAACGTGTGGTTTATAATCGAGTAAGAAATTTTAAAATATTCTACAATGAATTTTCACGATGATGATATATTTGTTCACGGTGACATTAAATGTTCCGATCCAATAACACGTGAAGATGCATTGGAGATAATAGAAGAAATACAGGAAATTATGATTTTCCACAAAATCATTAGAATTGACCTGTGTGTTGATCCATACAAATTCCCAAAAGATTTATTAAATATTGACAACCTATGAGAACAACAAAAGACAAAATAAGATTATTGACATTTTTTGCCCTGTGCCAAAATATGTTGGATTTTATTGATGGATCGTGGCAAGGCCATCCGGCAAATAAACAGGCCGTGAAAATGGTGACAAAGCAAATGATCAGGGAGTTGGAAAAGACAATGGCCGTATTATTCCCGCAGGATCGCAATGATGATCCGGATTTGCCTGATGCATTGGATACATTCCAAAATGCCTGCACAGCAATGGAGTCATTCTTTATGCTTGGGATGAATATCGATGCATTGGATCAGGTTAGAAAAGATTCTTTAAATACACAATTGAATATTTTATTAAAAAGTTACGGAATAGACTGTTGGGAAAAACCAATGAAAGAATTATGGAAGGATTAGAAATTTGGCTACCTATTGACAATTATGTCGGATTGTATGAAATTAGCAATTTTGGCCGTGTAAAGAGTTTACCACGAAAAATGAATAATAAGGTGGTGAAAGAAAAGATTTTAAATGAATCATTTGGTGCAAATGGATACCAAAAAGTTTCATTGGCTAATTATGGCAAAATGAAAACATTTTTAGTTCATAGATTGGTTGCGTTGGCATTTTTAGGTAATAAAGGTCATTTGCAGGTAAATCACAAAGATTTGAATCCTAAAAACAATCACGTTTCAAATTTGGAATGGGTTACGCAATCAGAAAACAATCAGCATAAATGGGATAATTGTAAAACAAAATCAAGTAGGCATAAAGGTGTTTCATTTAAAAAGAAGTTAAATAAATGGCAGGCATACATTTATGATGGCAACAAACAAAGATATTTGGGTGTATTTGATAAGGAATCAGATGCGGTTAAAATAATTTGTGATACACATAAAGCATTACAATTTGTTCGGTAAATTTGTTGTGCAGTTGGGTGATGAATAACTGCCGGATCAAAAGCACATTTTTACCTAATCAATACACAATGAGAAATGAGAGCCGTGAAATGGTGGATCATCCGCAACATTATCAATCTGATGGAGGCATCGAGGCAATTGATGTAATCGAGGGATTCAACCTAAATTTTAATTTGGGGAACGCAATCAAATATATTTTGAGAGCCGACAAGAAAGGCAACAAG